ACAACTACTTTGATGCAGTGATCACGGATCCACCATATTATGATAACGTTCCCTACTCCTACCTCTCTGACTTCTTTTATGTCTGGCTTAAAAGAACAATTGGTAATTTATACCCTGATCTATTTGCTACACCCTTAACACCAAAGAGCGAGGAGATTGTAGCTTATTCTCATAACAAGGGAGGTTTTGAAGAAGGGAAGAAATTTTTCGAGGATATGATAACTAAAGCATTTCAGGAGATCTACAGGGTTCTAAAACCTGAAGGTATTGCGTGTATCGTCTTTACCCATAAGTCAACAGAGGCATGGGAAACTATTATAAACGCTCTTGTCGCATCAGGCTTGTATCTTACAGCTTCCTGGCCTATACATACGGAAATGAAGGAGAGGTTAAGAGCGCAGAAGTCGGGTGCTCTGGCATCATCCATATACATGATCTGTCGCAAACGTGTAAATAAGGAGACAGCCTATTTCAATGAGATCAAGCTGGAGATCGAGCAGAGAGTAAAGGAAAAACTGGATCAGTTCTGGAACGAAGGTATAAAAGGAGCGGACTTTTTCATATCTGCCATAGGACCTGCAATGGAAGTTTTTGGGAAGTATGAAAATGTTGAAAAGCCTACAGGAGAGAAAGTATCCGCAAAAGACCTCCTTGAATTAGTGAGAAAGATAGTGATCGATTACACTTTAGGAAAGGTTTTAAAGACGCATATAGGGAGCGTAGATGCGGAAACAAGGTTTTACATCATATACCGCTTGAACTATGGTCAGGCGAAGGTTGATTATGACGATGCGAGGAAACTTGCTCAAGCGGTTGGAGTCTCTATAGAGGACTCTAAGTTGATAAAAAAGAGTGGAAGTCTCGTCTCGGTTTTAAATGCAGATTATAGAGAACCTGGCGAGGAGAAGAGTATGATAGATGTCCTGCACTCTTGTTTATATTACCAGAAAAGAAACGATAGAGACTCTATAATAAAACTGCTGGAAGAAAAGGGATATATAAACAACAACGATTTCTGGTGGTTTGTTCAGGCTTTATCAGAAGTCCTTCCTGATGGAGATAAGGAGAGGCAGATGCTTCAGGTTTTTATGTTTGGGAATGGTAATGTTGTCAGTAAGGTAAGGTAGATAAATGTTAGCAATCACTCACGTTTTCCATCGGGAAGTAGAATCGAAACATTTATATACAGGTAGGTACACACTATATATTAGAGAGAAAGAATCTCAAGAAATATGAGAAAGAAAAATTTTAGAAAACTCTTAAACAATATGTGAGAGGTATGTTAAAAATGTCAATGGCTAAAACAATTTTAGAGAATGAAAGAATTGGATACCTAAAGGAGCAGAGAACAAGCAATTTGGAACTTGCAAAGCAATTTATAAACAATACCATCAAATATGAGAAGTTGATATTAGAGAGTCTTAAAGACATTACTAAGACTAAAATTATGACTGATGTATCCGCTCCCATACATTGCTGGGAGAAGCTTGGGTTAGACAAGTTCGGTATTATATCATGTGATGATAAGAGCAGGGAGATCAACTATGTTGAAAACGTACACCATCTGAAGCAAATTAATTGGGACGAATTTATAAGACAATTAAATCTAAGAGGCAAACAGAGGAAGAAACTTGAGGCTGTAGCATCATCAGTCCAGAATTACATCGATATAGTGAGAGTTTTTGAAGAATGCCACAAGAAGGTGCTGGAGATTACAAATTGGAATATCGATGCTGTTGAGAGAGAAGTTACTCAAGTAGGAATAAGTCACACTGGTGAATATGTAATTTACATGAAGGATCGGGTGTGTCAATGTGAATACGGGCTTGCACTATCAGAATATCTGTTATTAGAACAGCTTTACGATGAGTTCCGCAGATTAAACATTCGATTTAAGTCTGATATCATAGAGGCAATAGATAACAACTTGCAAGTCTGTGATCAGTTGAGGGTCAGTCTTGAGAACATCTAAACTGATCTCTTATCTCTTTAATTTTTTTAGAAAGTTCTTAAATAATGTGTGAATAGAGGTGTAATTGGGATGGAGTTAATAAAAGAAGAAAAAGAATACTACATTAATAGATTACAAGAGGCTATATCTATAGTCAAAGAGGCATGTGGAGGATTAAATACCTCTCTTGTATCTACCGTTTTTGATAAGATAGCTGTGGATATAGTAGAACTTAGGAGGGAACAAGCAGGGTCTAAGAGAGATGGTGTTAAGAAGGCTACTGGTATAATGAGTGGAAAGAAAAATGATGATTCAGCTGGGAATGCTGGGGTTGTGAAATTAAATGATGGGGTTAAAGGTGAAGAGACGCAAGTTGGAAAGATAGATGCTAAGGATGTGTTTGACGTTATAGCTAAGTTGGAGACACCTCGATATAGAGAGGATGGGCAGATGGCTGTAGCAGATCTGCTGGACGATGATATAGTAATTTCAGGCATTGAGAAGAGTGAAGATGATACCGATCCTGCTTATTTTATTAGCACATCGAAGGGAGTAGTAAAGACCTATTCGAAGGTATTAATTGGTCAGATACAGCATCTTGATGATAAAGGCTTACTACCAGTTAAAGGTAAGATAGTGAGGAGGGAAAGCTCAAGATCTCATAAGAATTATTATACATTTATCAAGTATCATGCCTCTTCTCTTAATCCTAAGAGAGGAGAATGTCTTCCAGGATACTTGTGACGTCATTTATCTCCTCTTTTCTTTCTAACCTTTTTCTGGGATGGGAGGTAAGAAGATGAAGATGAAAGTGAAGTTTGATGATGGTGGAGAGATGGAATATGAAGGTAAGAAAGTGGGAAATGAATTCTATATTGGAGAAAAGGCTGGGTATTACTTCATGCATCCGAAAAGAGCTCATGAGTTAGAGATCATAAATAAAGATACTATGGAATATGCCTATAGGCGGGGGTTTATGTGCTTGATGTATGCTAACTCTCTTCATCATAATAGAAAGAGGGAGTATGACAAATTCATAGGGCTAGTTAAAGGATACTCTATTGAGGGATAGTAGAATCGAAAGATTTATATACCCTTAGTATCATAGTATGTATTAGAGGTAAATGTTATGAAAAAGGATCTGTCTTTCAAAATGTGTGAGCTGTTTGAACAAGGTAAAACTGTAGAAGAGATAGCTGATATACTTAAAGTATCAGCACCAACAGTAGCTAAGTATTTGAAACAGAATGGATATCCCAAGTGTAGAAGATGTGGTGTATCATTAGCTGGTGAGAGACTAAACATGAGGTATTGTGAAACTTGCAGGAAGATAATTAATATAGAGATGGTTAGAAGATGTCAAAAGGCACATTGGGACCTTAAGAATATTAATGGTGTACATGAGCGATACTCTGTAAATGAGCTATCTACTCATGGAGATCTTTATAATCTAAATGGCACCTTAGGGACGCTTGGGTTAGCGCAGCATTATGATACGTTTGAAGATGAGTGGGAGGCTATACAAAGAGAGCATGCAAGAATATTTGGTAGATAAAACAAGCCTTGTAGTGCATTCACCTAAATTATTTCTTTCTTATATTTTAGGCTTTGATCTTCAGCCATTCCATAAAGAGTGGCTTGATCTCGTAGATAGAAATAGATTTACTCTCATTTTAGCACCCAGAGGATCGGGTAAGTCCACTGTAGTTACGGTGGGTTACTCCCTATGGAAGGCATTGATGGATCCTCAATTACGTGTGCTTATAGTCTCTAATACACAAAGTCAGGCAGAGACTTTTCTTAGACTTGTCAGAAACCTTTGTGTATCAGGTAAAGTAGCAGATATCTTTGGGGATGTGGTTGGAAGTGTATGGACAAATACGGAGTTGGAATTTAAAGGACATGGTAATCAAAAAGAAATGACGATCACTGCTTTAGGAGCTAGTGGGGCACTGGTAGGACGACATTTTGACGTGATTATGTTGGATGATATATGTGATGGTAAAAATATGGCTACTGAGAATCGGAGGAGTAAAGTTTATGAGTGGTATTTCCAAACGCTACTTCCTATGCTTGAACCTGATGGTGAACTTCATATAATTGGAACGAGATGGCATGAGGATGACTTCTATAATAGAATAAAAGGAGGTAACTATAAAACAAAGATTTATAAGGCATTGAATGGTAGAAAGTCATATTGGGAGGAGAGATATCCATATGAATTACTTAAGAAGTTGAGGGCTGAATCTCCCACTACTTTTGAGATGCAGTATCAGAATGAGATCGTGCATAGTGAAGATGCTATATTCAAAGAAAGATATTTTAAGTATTATACAGTCTTACCTGATAATGTGGAGTTTTATCAGGGCATCGATCTGGCTGCGAGTGAGAGAGGGGACTACTTCGTGATTGTTACAATAGCGATAGATAAACAAACTAATGATATTTATGTAGTAAATGTGTTCAGGCAGAGATTGAGTTTATCTCGTCAGATTGAAGCAATAATTAAAATGGCAGAGAAGTATAAACCGATGAGGATAGGGATAGAGTCAAACGGTTATCAGTTAGCACTTGCCAGTGAGATGATTAAGCGATCCATGCTTCCCATTAAGAAAGTATATCAGGAGCGAAGTAAGATTGATAGAGCATCTAAGCTATCAGTCTTATTTGAAAATGGCACTATATTCCTACCTGAAAGGCGGATGAGGCTAATAGATGAGTTACTTGTATTTCCAAGAGGGAAGTATGATGATTGTGTTGATGCTTTGGATCTGGCTGTATCTGTAGCGAAGAAACGGATGACATGGAGTTGGGATGAGATTAGGACTCGGATATTTGCTGGTAATTATGTTGCGAAGGTCTAAGTGAGAAGAGATTGGAGAGTATGTTTGAGGAAGATAGGATATGTCTGAGAATGTATGAATATAGTGATATTGGGTTATAAATGATGAGGCTAAGATTGCTTAATAATATAAGAAGGCTATTTAGGAAGAGGGGACGATTTGATGAGAAGTCATTATCAGCATCTGTCTCTCAACCTCGTTTTTATGCTACATCTAATGAATATAGAAACTTTGCTTGGTTAAGAAATTATGAAAGGATATATCTAACTGATGGTGTAGTGTTTTCTTGTATTAATTCATTAGCACGGTATGTAGCCAGTACAGACTGGGATATTTCTTATAGTGATCCAGATGTTAAACAGATAGTTCAAGATTTTATAGATAATACTATGTTCGATAGAAAGATGCTGACTATGGTTAGGCATGTCTTGATCTATGGTGATGCATTTATCGAGAAGGTGATGAATGCTAAAGGAGAGTTGGCTGATTTGGTGTTATGTGATCCTAAAACTATTGAGATCGGTGTTAATGAGTATGGAGAACCTGAGATGTATGTTCAACGGGTTGGAAATAAAGAAATAATATTTGAGCCTGAAGAAGAGATGATCCAGCTGAATTTCTATGACATACCAGGCAGTCCTTATGGAGCTTCAGTGGTAGGTGTAAATTATGATATAATAGTTAAGAAGATTAAGGTAGATGAAGCAATTGCAGCAGCCATCTTACATCATGGCTTTCCTAAGTTTCATGTATCAGTAGGATCAGCGTCAGAAGATATAATACCATCTAAGGAAGTGATTGATGACATTGCATCTAAGTTTAAAGATATAAATTCAAAGAGTGAGTTTGTAACACCAGATCTTATACAAATTAAGAATATAGATGCTAAAGGCATCGAACATATTGAAGACTACACATCATATTTCCTTAACTTACTTACAGCAGGGTTTTCTGTCCCAGAAGAACAACTTGGGTTAGGAAAGGGATCAACAGAGGCATCGGGTAAAGTAAGACAAGCTTTGTTTGAAAGAACGGTCAGGACCATGCAATCTCAATTAGAAACATTTGTCTCAAGGAAGATATTTGATGTAATCACCTCTCCTTACGGTGGGAGTGCACAATTACAATTTAGAGATATAAGTCCAATAGATGAGGCAATGATCATAAAGTGGGTGGAGCCTTTACTTAAAACAGATGAAGGAACATTTGCCATCCTTGCGAGAAATGAGATCAGGAGGCTATTCAATTTGCCTGTTACAGAAGATGAGTAGATTTATAAATTTTAAGCTACGATTATAAAAAAGTAAGCGTCTTTCATATGGGGTTGATATCGTATGAAGAATCTGTTATTGATAAGGTATCCTGGTGGTAAACAGTATTTGTTAAAATTCCTACTTCCATTCATTCCTAACCATAAATATTATTTAGAGGTATTCGGTGGTGGGGCATCTGTATTATTGAATAAACCTAAATCATATTTTGAGGTGTATAATGATATTGATGAGTCATTAGTAAATCTATTTAGAGTTATTAGAGATAAGAGTAAGTATAAGTTGTTTAAAGAAAAGTTACGTTATGTTTTATATGCTCGGTCAGAATTTGAGAAGGCGTTAGAGAATCTATATACACATGATGATGTTGATCGGGCAGTCAATTTTTATATAGTAAACAGGATGAGTTTTGCTTCGATGGGGAAATCATGGTCTCATAGCTTGGGATCACCTCAATGGTCGTTTCCTCCATCAGCTTGGGAGAATGCTAAGAAACGGATAGATGAAATTTACGATAGATTTAAATCCGTGCAAATTGAGAATTCTGATTGGTTCGAAGTAATGAATCGATATAATTGGAAGGAGAGCTCGTTTGCTTATTTAGATCCACCTTATATTCTACCTGATAAAGGTAAGAATGGCTATTATAACCAATCGTTTAGTATTGAGGATCATGAAAACTAGTCGATTATCTCTCATCAGAAAAATGGAATGGTAAGATAATGTTAAGTGGCTATAAGAATGAATTATATGAAGAGCTGGAAAAATATGGTTGGGTTAGGAGGGATACTGGGTATAAATTATCATTGCTTTGGTGTAAAGGGAAGGGAACGAGACCTTTAGTAGAAGAGAGTGTCTGGATGAATTATAATCCAAGCTCAGTTAGAAATCACGGACAATTAAGTTTGGATGAGTGCTCGATGTAATAAGAAAGCACCCAATACAGGAGGTGAAATATGATTTATAATTTAGATGAATATAAGAGATTATTGAGAGAGGTAGTCGATAGGAGGAAGTTTAAGGTTAAGTTGCTATATCATTTGATAAGATCAAGGATAGATGTAGATAGACCTGCATTTATAATTAACAAGAAGGTTTACTCACTAAGAGATATTAAAGATGCTTTAGATAGAGATGATCCACTTATTACAAAAATCGTTAAAGCTGGTATCGATAGGCTAAATGATATCCTTAATCTGAAGGAGGTTAAAAAATAATGAAAGCTTTGTTTGTAGCACCATCATTTGATCAGGCATCTGAAGTATCATTCAAATGGTATAGAGATGCACTCAGAGAGATCAGACAAAAGAGTAGCTGGAGTATCGAGGCGTTGCCTAAGGAGATGGTAACAAGGGAGAATTTTGAGAGAAAGATTGCTGATGTTGATATATTTGCATACTGGGATCACGGTAATTATGATAAACTGGCAGATCAGAATAAAGATAATCTTGTAGATTGTAATAACTCTCATCTGTTATCAGGTAAGGAAGTTTTTACTTTGGCATGTATGTCATCTAAAAAATTAGGTAGAGATGCAGTAGATAAAGGGGCTAAGTTGTATCAAGGCTATAGAGAACCATTTGTTTTTGCACTACCACCATTCGATAAGATATTCGAAATACCAGCTAACAGTGGGATAATTGCAAGAGTGGACAATGATATAGAACAGTCCGAAAGAATACAAAGAAAGACTTTTCTGAAAATGCTTATGGCACTTTTGCCTGTTTCACCACTGTGGTTATATGCAGTGTTTTTAGCTTGGGACTTTGCCATTTTGGAGTGGCTTAAGAATGGATAATGATCGGTGGATTCTCGTTAAGCTAAGCCAAATAGAGAAGAGAGTTGATAGTATTGAGAAGAACAGCTTAACACATCTCTATAATCAGATTTGGGATATTAGAAATGAAATGGTTACCAAATGGGAAGTAAGATTGATTGTGAGTTTGATGGTAGGTATCCTGTCTCTCATTCTAATTGAATATTGAAGGAGGTGATAAGTGAATGAATACTCTAACATCGTTGATGGCTGGATCTGCATCTTGTTGCAATGCGATATGTGCATCACTAGTATTATGTAATAGCATAGGAGCGGTGCTGAGGAATATAGGCTTGATTTGTATGAATACAGTGAATTCAATTGTGTTGGCGGCTGACGTATTGATGACTAAATGACGACGTTGTGTGACATTGTACTTTGCGTGTGTTTGGGCTATGACTTCGTTTGTCAGATATTATCGATAATTAAGCATATCTTGCTACCTGCACCATGCGTATGATTGGAGAGATGCTTATGATTGAAGAGATGCTTATGATTGAAGAGATCTTAAGGGAAGTTGGTTTTGAGGCTATGCTTACGATAGGTGATAGGCAGTTTGATGTCACCTATCCTATTTTATTGATTGTAGCGGATTGGTTCGGAGGCATCTTAGTGAATGGGTGTGCGTTATTATGCAGTCCGTTTAGTAGGTTGATGAATATTGTTAGTCTGATAGCTATAAAATGACAAAGATAATATTCAAAGGAATGGCATCTAATATAGCAGGAGATAGGATATATAAGGGAGCTATTCTTTTAACAGAGGGAATATATACTGATATGTATTCACAAAAGACTATCTACTATGATGGTCGGGTAATCAGGAAAAACGCTAAGAATTGGAAAGATAACTATGTGACTATTGACCACTCAACATCTGTGTTAGATAGGATTGGGTATGTGGAGAATCCCAGATGGGAAGATGATGCATTGAAAGGTGACATCAGAATACTCCCTATCACTACGAGAGCAAAAGATGTTATTAATCTAATAGATAATGACTTGACACGTGGTTTATCAATTGAGGCAGAGACCCAAGATCAGTATGATGGAGAATTGAAGTGTTTGAGATTAATCGATATTACGTTTTTAGGTGTAAGTATAGTAACCGATCCAGCTTGTGAGATGGCGAGGATATTATGAAACCGAAGTATTACTCTACAGCTAAGCCATACTATAGATTTGAACTCCCTACTCTGATAAACGATTTAAAGAGAGTCGGGTGGGAAGATGAAACATTAGTAGCTGAACAGAAGGTAGATGGTGTAAGGGTCTCTCTCCTTAATATCGATGGTAGAGGCTATGTCTTTGTTGATCCTGAGGGACTAAAACAGAAGGATCCAAATGTCTCTAATAGATTACCAGATATTTGTAAGGAGCTAAAGGGGTTACCATCTAATACAATATTAGATGGGGAATTGTTATCCCTCAATAAAGATAGAAAGGAGGTGTTGCATAGAACAGTTACGAATGCTCTGTTGAATGCTACTACATTTGAAGCATCTAAATTGAGTGATATATCGATGGCATATGTTTTTAGGATATTATTCTATAAAGGTAATGATATAAGGAGCTACCCACTGAAAGAGGAACTTGAAATAAGATCTCAACTCAAGGATACTAAGCATATTCACTTTGCCAGGATATCAACCAGATTGGATAAACTTGCTGATGGCTATGTTTGTGGTATAAATGATATAATGCGTGTATCACATAAGGTCTTAAATCAGAATGCACTTGGCTTAAAACACTTAGCAGAAGGTGTAATGATAAAGAAACTGAACCATGAGTATGAATATCCTACTAACAAGGGATGGGCTAAAGCTAAAAGGTTTTATGAGTGTGATGTAAGAGTATTGGAGAAGTATCTTGTTAAAGATGCTCCTGGAGTTTACAACTTTCTGTTAGGTATAGATATCACAAAGGGTTATGCATTGAAGATGCTTGAAACGGACTTTCATAAGTATGTAGGTGTATTGGTAGATGGTAAATTCTACAGAGGTAGGGATGCATTAAGATGGTTAGAGTAATACCTGTAATGATATTTGGTAAATCAGATAATGCTAAACCTGAAACGAAGATAGAGATTGGAGACATAATTAGGGTAGCATCTGAGGAAGTTATCAAAAAGGAGATTGATGGGGTGGTCAGGTATTCAGGCTATATATCGAGATTCTTAGAACCCATACCTGAAAAATCGGTAACAGACACTTTAGATGTCTTTGAGAAATTATCTATGTTCCAGCCTAAGAGACCATCAGTTGAAGAAATAGCAAGGTGGAAAACTACTAAAAAGCAACAAACAGAAAGGATATCTCCTGTTTTACTCCCTCCATTCCAAACACCCAAGAGAGAAGATATAGTATGTTTTAGATGTCCAGTATGTAAGAATATAGTGGTATGTGGCTATCGATTAGAAGGTAAAGAGTTGATGCAAGTGTGTCCTTTTTGTGGACATTTAGGATTAGTTAAGGTAAGTAAAGAAGAAAAACTAAAGTCGTTGAGATCTGATGTTGAAGTATCTAAAAAGGAAGGAAGAATACCTGATGATATATATGAGAAGTATGCAGTTGAAAATAAACCACTTCCTAAAGAGTTCTATAAGGATTATAGGGAAAGCAAGGTAGCTTTTGCTCAATTCCATATTAGGGGCATATTACCTGAAGATGCAGACAAATTCAAGTCTGGTAAAATATCAGTAGCGGAGATGGTAGAAGGTCATAGCTTACACTGTGATCTAAGAATAGACTTTGGGTTTGAAAAATTAATTCAATGGGTGATTACGGATAATGAACCTGCATCTTACATACGGACGTTTAAAGGAGAGACAGATCCTAAGACTGGGAACGTTCAGAAGTCAAAGGTAATAGTCAAACCATCGGCATTGTTAGAGCCTGAAGAAAAGAAAAAGTCTCAAGAAGAGACTTTAGCTTTAGATAAGGAGGGAGCTAAAATAGTTGAGAAGTATGATATAAAGAAAGGAAGCTATTTAATAGAACCGGGAGATGTTGGGGCTACAGCTAAGACTTATGCGTACATGGAATTAATATGGGAGGGGAAAGTAAAAGCTGGAGTGCAGAGACAGGATTTGCATGAGTATTTTATGTATCCTAACGACGATTTGCCAAGTCTAAATAAAGAGCTATTTAACGGTAGGTTTATAATCAGGTGTTTCAAATTCAAGGATGGGAACACTTGGATGATATTTAAGGGATCAGGTGGTACACAATGAGGATATTAATATTATCCACACTAAACGGGATCATAAATCTTGAGCATAGAAGGAATATTGAGTATATGATAGGTAGTCTTGCTCTTGATCTAAGTAGGCATGATGAAGTAGATAAAGTAACATTGATCTGTTGCAAGGGATCTAAACTACTGAAGCTTGACAAGTTAGAAATAAGATATTCGGTAGATCCTCAAGTTGTAGATCCTATAAAAGATATAGTAGTGGAACATAAGCTTCTAAGTAAGATCAAAGACATGATACCCAATTACGATATAGTTTGTGACTTTATGAATCATGGATGTATAGGTGAATATGAAGATGAACTGAAAAATACTGTGGTTTGTCACGTATTTTATAAGAAGCCAAGCGAATATATTGTGGGATCGGAATACACTCATCTCCTTGCTTTATCTGAACATCTATCTAAGTATGTATCTCGGTTATATAACAAGCCATGCACCACTCTAACAGGTACTGGATTGAGTCTGCTATCATCATCTCTTTTAGATTATTTCAAGCGAGAGGTGGTTGCGAAAGGCAAAGCGGGTAAGGGTGGCTATCCTATGGACCCGATATTGCATAAGGATCAAGGGGATTATTTTCCGAAGAAGGCTAAAGATGTGAATAAGTTTGGTAAAGAGGCATATAAATAAGTAGTAGGTAGTAGGTAGTAGGTAGATCATGGTAAGGAATAAGCTTAATGCTGAGATATTAGATTCTCAATTTTGTCAGATATGTGGTAGGAAGCTAAGAAGGGGCAAGAAAATAAAGTTATGTGGTAATATATATGTTTGTGAAATGTGCTACAAGAATGAGGTAAAGAATAATGAAAGGCTATAATGAGGATTCAGACGTGACAGTAGTAATACCCACAGTGTTTAATCTGTTTGACGATCCTAAAGTTCTTTCGCTCCTGTTTGAATGTGATTACTTCAGAAAACTGATTGTAGTGGTAGAGGTTGCTAACAAGGACTATATCGAAAAGGCTATGCGGGTCTACTATGATAATATACCAGCTATTATGCTGGTGTTAGATTCTCATCCTTCGGGTTTAGCATCAGCGTTTAATAAAGGACTTAAATTATCAGATACGAAATATACAATGATGATGGCAGACGATATTTATGCTACAGACGGGTTTATAACATCACTTCAGAGAGCTTTAGATGAGCATGAGAACTTAGGTTGGGTCTCATCTATTCAGCTTAACCATCCTGAGTTTCCATTTACAGCGATGTGCTCAATGATACGCACAGATCTCTTAAAGGATGTAGATTATCTTGATGAGAGGTTTAATCCAGCTTGTTTTGATGATGCTGATTTGGTAATGAAGGTTAGATCATACGGTTATAGAGTAGTAGGTGTTAGATCATCAAAAGTGTATCATTTAGGAGACGCTTTAACTGTTAGCAGACTAACTAATCATAGATCAGGTGAGACAAAGGGTCTTTATGAGATAAACCGTAAGAAGTTTGAAGAAAAGTGGGGTATTGATAATTTCTATTGGGCGGATATTGAGGTGATTGAATGACGGCTCATTGGGAAGTTGAAGATACGTCTTGCATGATAGGCATTCCATACATGGGTCCAGTATCTCTTGAGTGGGCACTTATGTTTAGACAGGTTATTCTTCCAAAGGATAGTTTTGTAATGACAAGCTCTGGTATGCCTATAGATATAGCAAGGGAAAAGATAGTTAAGAGCTTTATGAAAAGAGACTTTCAATGGTTATTCTTTTTAGACTCTGATATACACATACAACCCGATACAATCATGAAAATGATCTCTAAGAAACTTCCTATATTATCTGGTTTATATTATACAAGATATCCACCCATACAACCTGTCTGCTGGAGGATTACAGAAAGAGGTAGAGAAGTAATACCATTTAAGTTGGGAGATGTTGTAGAGGCAGAAGCAGGTGGATCGGGTTGTTTATTGATACATAGATCCGTCTTTGAGAGAATTCTACCACCATACTTTAGATGGACATTGGGTCTCAAGTCTGAAAGGTTGGAGGGTATGTCGGAGGACTTTTATTTTTTCAGGAAGGCAAGAAGGGCTGGTTTTAAGTTTCTAATTGATACATCTATTCAATGTAAACATGAAGTGAAACAAGTAGTAGATGCAAATGGGAAGTATGGATTCTTGAGAATATGAAAGTGCTTGAAGTTGGTGGAGGAGAAAATCCGAGATATCATCCGAATTTAGATATAAGAGACTTACCTCAAGTGGATATAGTAGCTGATATAAGAGATGGTATACCGTTCTGTGATGGAGTGTTAGATTTGATCTATTGTAACCATCTCATAGAGCATCTCAATTTTAATGAGGCAGAGAGGTTTATAGATGAATGTCATAGAGTCCTGGCTAAGAAGGGAAGGTTGATAGTTGGATTTCCAGACATCAAAGAGATTGCAGACTATATAAACTACCGACCTATCAACTTACATTCTATAGATATGATTTACGGTGCACAGGATTATGAAACTAATCTACATAAGTCGGGTTTTAACACTGAAAGTCTTCGATCAATGGTAGAGAAGAAAGGGTTCAGGCTACTGGGTGAAACAGTTGCACCTGACAACATTTGTAAGTTGGTTTCATTTATCAAGGATGATCCAGTGATTGAGATATCAGATGATCTGTTCTTTGATCTCATGCGATTTCTTGAAGTCTCCAAGAGGTTTATGGGTGATCTTATAAACGATATAGATAAGTATGATAATGAAGGGAGTTTTAGGGATCGGTCAAACTATTACCAGTCTATACCATTTCTATTGAGAACGGAACTCAGATCATATAACACTAACAATCTCATTAGTAAGTTATCTGGCTTAGATCATATATTGCAGATTGGTGGGAATACAACAGTAGCTTTGGGTCTCTCCACTAAAGTAGCTTCTCTTACTCTGTGTCATAAAGGAATAGCTAAGGATTTTGCTGGAAGGAGATTGGATGGTGATAATTTGAAAGTGATTGATGTTGGTTGTTTAGGGAAGTTAGATAATAGATTTGATAAAATTGTGTTGCTTGATCCTCATATGATTGATTACAAGATATTGTTAAGTAAAATAGATGAGTTTGGAGAGATAATTCCATATGAATATACTGATAATCACTCCCACAGTGTTTAGGTATCCGATTAAGAGTTATGCGGGTATCGAATATCTTTGCCAGGAGTTAGCAGTTGGGTTAGTGAAACGAGGACATAAAGTTGATCTTGTAGCACCAAGAGGCTCTAAGATAGAAGGGGTTAATGTTATAGAGACGGTTTATCTCAATTCAAATGATAATCTTGAGTATGTCCAATTTTCAATTTTGAAAGATTTTCCACTTGGTAACTATGATGTGATACATGATAATACTCATGGCTGTTATATGTATTTACACGAGGATGTCAATAAACTCCCGTTGATATGGACTTTACATGATCCACCACATTTCAAAACTAAACCACCAGTCAAATATATGAGATTAGTTGCTATATCTAAGAGACAACAGAGTTTATTATCCAAGTTAGGCTTTAGTTCCAAGCTGGTATATAATGGAGTGAAGTTAGATAATTATAGATATAATGAGGAGAAGTTAAATAGATTATTATACTTTTCAAGGTTTAGTCAGGAGAAGGGAGCGCATATTGCAATCGATATAGCACATAGGCTTAGAATGCCTATAGATGTAGCTGGTGGTATTTATGTTCGGAGTAAGGGATATCTTGAGCATATTAAGCGGGTATGTGAGAAGATACCAGAAGCTACATATTGGGGAGAGGTATCAAATGAGTTGAGAACAGAATTATTAAGCAGAGCAAAATGTTTAGTGTTCCCTATACTACATGAAGAACCATTTGGGTTAGTTGTATTAGAGGCTATGGCATCAGGCACACCTCCCATCGTAAGAAATCGGGGTCCTATGTCTGAATTTGTTAAACATGGAGAGAACGGGTATCTATGTGAGACTGACGATGATATACTTAAGGCAGTGGGACAAGTTGATGAGATCGAGAAAAGAAAGTGTTTGGAGACGGCTCAAAGGTTTAGTTCAGATGTTATGATTGAGAATTATATAAAGTTGTATGAAGAAGTGATGGATGGTGAAGCTTGGTGAATATCCTGATAATAACTGATAGGGTTATCAATAAAGCGAGTACGGATATGGTTGCTAAGTTCATAAGAGATCTGAGCTTAGGCTTAGCGAGATTGGGATACAAAGTTAGTCTGTTATGTAAGACAGGATCAGAAATTAATTTAGTCCAAGTATTTACTGCTGATAATGAGGAGCAGATGATAAGGAGTATCAGAGATAAGCTTTTTAAATTCGATGTTATAAGCTCTCATACTAATAGAAATCTCATCTATAACTTGCAGAGCGTAGATAAGTTGCCAGTCTGCGCTACATTTCATGATATACCCAAGAGTATTCCCTCATTGATAGACTTCCCGTGCTTCATAGGGGCGTCTAATCTCGTTTGTAATCAGTCAAGTTTAGTAGTCGGTTGTCCTGTTAGGCTAATATACGATACATTAGATCCTTCGAATTATGATGTATGTGGGAAGAAAGGAGATTATGTCTTGTATAATGCACCTATCACTGAAGATAATGGAGTTTATGATGCATTCGAGATCTGTAAGACTCAGAATCTAAAGATTATTGGTAATATTGGGAATGAGACGAGCACTTATATTAAGCTAAGCCATAGAAAGGAAATGATAGGTAGAGTGGGAGTTTATGCGGAGAGGTATTTGCTTAGGAATGCCAAGTGTTTGTTAGTGCCTCAACGTTCTCCAATCTGCAATGGTTTATCTATAGTTGAAGCAAATCTATGTGGAACTCCTGTGGTTATCAGGAATGTTTTAGGGGCTAATGAATATGTTAGTGAAGGGGTTAACTTTCTATTCGATAAGAATGAAGATGCATCTGATTGCATAGAGCAATTGGGAGAGAGCTCGTCTGTAGATGCATCTGTTCATTCATTCGAGGATATGCTAAACCAATATGTGGATTTATTTAGGGACGTGGCTGTATTTGATCGATGGTAAAGGATGGAAGAGATGGAGGTGATGAGAAGCAATGATGGGTTTAAGAGATTTGTTTCTTAATGAAGATGCGGTTGCAAATGTAGTAATTCAGGAAGTTAATGGAGCAGCTGGATCTCAAGTATATACTACTCTTACGTCTGCGAGATATTGCACCGATGATGATGCAACACCAGGTCTATCAAATCCAATTCCGGTTCCAGCATCAGGATCGTTTAATTTTTCATTCTGGAAGTCGCATTGTCTTGATATATCAGGCACATTTACGCAAGTCAATAATATAAGATGGTATACAGATGGAACGATAAACTGGACACTCGGTACATCAGGCAGAGTCTATGTTGGGACAAAAGATACGGGTGATAATGGCTGTCCAATAGCGAACTATGCACAAGCCACTGGAACAGTTGGCACTACTGGACATGATATATGGGATGCAGCGAATGGTCATCCTTATTATAAAGATGAGACTACAAAATATACAGAAGCTGTGAGCTATACAAGTGCGAGTCCATTAACGGTTGATACAACGAACTACACAACTGCAAGTAAATCTAAAATTGTAGTAACTCAAGTGAGCGTGGATGATGATGCTACTCAGGGAGCTCAACCGGCGGAGGTATACACGTTTAGGTATGATGAGATCTAAAGTCTGTTTTTGATGTCATAGATATTAGGATTAGGTTGAGACAGAATGAATTTTGAGTGGGTTGTTCATCTGAAAGATAATAGGTGCGTCTTTCAATATGATCCATACACTAAACAGGAAATAAAATGGAATGATGCCTATCTCTCTGATGCTACTAAGATAGGTTGGTATCCATATGTAGAGAGTAGTGATAAACTGATGATACTACCGAGTCCTCATTTTGAGCTTGCTTTATACGATCATGTCAAGCCATTAATATTTAGGCGTAATAATATCTCTTTTAATAATAGGGGTGTAACTGGAGATAAGGAGGTAAGATACGTGCTTGGGTATGAGTTCGATAAAAGAAGGTGTATTATGATGATATCGGAGAACGGTAATGTCGTAATGAGTTTGGATTAGTTTTGTAAATATGCCAGAGATTACGGTTCAGATAGCAGATATATATGATGACGCATACCAAGAGGGATCATCTTGGATTCAGAACTATAATTATGTAAGTTTTGGCAAGACTCTTGGAATTCCTTGTAGGACTGCTCTTCGTTTTAGCATTCCTATACCACGAGGTAGTCAGATAATTAGTTCACAACTTGAATTTTGCGCTGGTGCATCTACCTCTTTACCCACATCGTTCACCACGAATATTAGAGTTTATGAAACGGGAAATATGCCACCTTTTGATGCACCTCCAGATATCCCTCTATCAACTGAGTCGGTTTCTTGGGAGGTCCCTCCCTGGACTAAGGATGAATGGTATAAGAGCACAGATGTTTCTACATTAGTTCAGCATATTGTTAATAGATCAGACTGGCAAGCGAATAATTATATCGGGTTTAATTTAGATGAGGGTGATGCTGGACTTATGCAAATAAGAGATGCCTATGCATACGAATATTCTCCTACAGCGGCTGCTAAGCTTCATGTAAAGTATACTTTGACACTCACTGAATCCTCTCAATTTGACACACTGATATCTAAAGATGTCCCAAAGACATATACTTTTGATAACTTTATACAAAAACAAAACATTTATATATCAGGACTGATTAATATATTACTGAGGTCGGCACTTACTAAAGATTATCCGATTGACAACATGATACAGATGTTAGATATTGAGAAAGATGAAACAAGTGATGTAATAATCAAGGCTTTGATATTTAAGGGATATGATATAGATGCTCTGGTTAAGACTCTTGGTTTAACAAAAGCACAACTCATGGATACTCTCATAAGAGCATCCTTAGATAGGAGTTTGTTCTTAGAAACAGTTATCAGTAGAAAATATTTTAAAACTCAAGCTGTTGATGTTTTCGTAAAGAAGATTGGTGAGACGGATACTAATATCGATAGTATTTTGAAGTTATTGGGGATACAACGAGATTTGATAACTACGCTTCTGTTACAGACTGAAGCTACGAGTGACATGGAGGCGGATACATCACTAATCTTAAGATTTGAAAATAATCTGTTTAATGACATATTGTTGAAACGTCTGAACAATAGCTTAAGTCTGGCTTATAGTATCCTGATAGGGGATGAAGAATTTTTTAAACTTAAAGAGGTTATATATGATGTGTATTCAAACATAAGAAATGAGTATGGGATTAAGAACACTATGAGGGGATATCTACATTGCTTATCTTGCTTTGAAGAGGATGTATGAAGTGCGTAATTGTTTAAGAGATATCTATGATGTTTATACGGACTCTAAGGTCGGGTATAATGTGAGAACCAGTTTAAAGAGTATATATGACGTGGCATCATGACAAGCATAAATATTGTAAAGGGAGATAGGAATTTTAAACTTCGGTTTAGAGTTAGGAATGCAGATGATGAGATACAAGATTTGACTGGTGCATCGATATTATTTAAAGCGAGGTTAAGAGGACAAGATGATACAGTTGAAGGAGTTTGTGAGATAGAGGATGCATCGAATGGTATATGTTATTATGAAGTTAAGCAGGATGACTTCAAATTTACGGGTATCTATGATGCTGAATTAGAGATTACTTACGTTGAGACGGATAAGGTGATCACGTGTCCTGATATACAAGTATTGGTTAAGGAAGAACTATGACTGATATTAAGAAACTAACTAAAAAGGGAGAAGAGGAACAGTTGGCACCTGTGCCATCATCTGGAGTAGTTAATTTTAAACTTGAAGATGTCGTTAGTAAACTCAAGAGCTTTTATATAGATGAGATCGGTTATTTAGTAGGATCGGTTGTAGTGCATGGTCAGGGGAGAGATGTTGATATTGCTTTGCATGATAGTGGTTTATCAGATCACTTGAAAGAAGCTATAGAATTCAGATTGTATAGGCAGTTTTCAGGTCTCTTTAATATTCCTTATGATGAGGTTACTGAATACTGCCATTTGCATTGGTCTCCGCATCCTTATACTGATCATGTGCCTATATATCGTTTGAAAGTTGAGAAGGTAGAGAATGGTGATATAGTTAGGATGAGCAAGC